TCTCTTGAAACCCTCTACGTGGATCACCTACATACGCACCAGCATTCTGTTCATCGTTAACCACATCTTTACTAAATGTAGGTATGCGTTGATTGCGAGTTCTTGCTCGAATTGCACATAATCCTGTAATAACTGATAGAGAACCAAGAGCACCTTCAAACGTGGTAAGCCCTGCATAAGCAATCATTCGTAAGAGTTTTAAATACTGCAATCTCTCTTCGAGCCGTACTAGTAAGTTAACGTCTTGAATGTTATAGTCAACAAATAATTCCCAGTTTTCATCAGCTAAACTCGTTAAATTTGTATCTCCGTAATCAATCTTATTTTCGCCTAATTCTGTTTCACCAATTGCATCTAACTTATATGATTCTCTTAGCACAGGACAAAAACGTTTATAAATGTCTAAGTAATCAACACAAGAAACACCTTCAATGTGCCAGTGAACTTGCTCTCTACCGAATCTACCTCTAAATGTAATTGGTCGAATATAACCTACTGGTGAAAGTCTTTTTGTTTCATCTTCACCTAGAATTTTTGTAATTCTATTAATAATATAAGGCACGTCAAAAAACTCACTATTCCATCCAGAAAGTATGTCAGGATAATCAGAAGTGAAATAATTTACAAATTTAGATAATAAATCTTTTTCTGTCTTACAGTATATGTACGTTACCCTTTCTTTCTTTTTATGATATGGCTTCAATCCCCAGGTAATAAATTGATTCCTTAGAGTATCAAATACTGTGATAATATTAATAGGGTGATTAGCATTATCTGGGGTAGGAAATTCATCAGGACTGTATGTCTCGATATCGATAAACAGCACTCGAATAGGTTGCTGATTAAAGCTCTCTTTTTCGTTTTCTTGCCAAAAGCTATCAATAAGATATTGCTGTTGTATATTTAGGTTCTCAAAAACCCGAGTAATCTTATTTTCTCTTAAATAGTGAGCGCGCTCGGCTTGATTTTTAAATTTCTTCTTTTTTAGTTTTGTGTTAAAAATACTTGATGTCTCGGAGTGATTATTAGTTTCAAGATAGATATAAGGCTCAAAAGTAGTGTCGACAGCAACTCTCTTACCTTCACTATCCCAGGTAAAAAGTCGCATTAACTGACTTTTCGGCAAGTATGCTACATTTCTATACACAATACTATTATAAAGGAAAAACTATATTAATCCAAAGATCTTAAGTAAAACTATAGACGAGCAAGAAGCAGCAATAAGGCTTGTAAGTGTTCTGAGTAGCTCGAGCTTATGATTGTGCTTATCGACCCAAATCTCTATAGTGTCGCGTAATCTGCCTTCTTTTTCTAATATTTTAATTTCTTTCTTAGAAAGCCTTCTCATAGCCCATTAATATTATTTAGTATTTTCCTATCTGAATGACCATATGGCAATGTATAAAGTTCGACATATGCATTAATATTTTCATCATTTTCAAGCCAACGTGTTTCTGCAACTTTTCTAAATTTTGCACAGAGATTCATATATTTGGCTTTCTTTTCTAATGTCTCGTCTATTCTTTGAATCATTTCATCTCCTGTCTTAAACTTAATTGGTGCATCTGTATATGTAACTAGATCTTGACAAGCAATAGGTAAGCCATAGCAACAGGCTTCAATATACTTTAGATCGCTCTTAGCTTTATTAAACGTATTATCTTGAAGCGGGGCTACCATCATATTAACCTTGAGATTATAAATCTTCTCAGGGTAGTTATAGATGTGACTCCAGGTATGAAACTCTAAGTCACCATTACCTACGTAAGGGTGAAGTGGAACAGGAAACGCACCTAAAAATACCCATCGATACTTAAATCGCGTTTTTACTATAGCCTCGCAAACATGAGCAAAATCATCATTCTGACCGACTCGGTTATCCACATCAAAATGCGCTCCCGATCCTGCATACAGTATGCGAGGGCGATTGCGATTAACATCATAATTCTCTGAAATGCGCTTTTCATTATAAAAATGACCAATCCACCATTTAGGAGGAAAATTAGGTATAACTGTTACGTTTTTATTTTTAGTTTTACCAACGTAATAATCTTTCATGAAATCACAAGTTACAGTAATTTCATCGCACGTCTCCATAATAGCTTGTGCTGTTTTGCGAATCTCAGGATCAGCAAATGCAGGTTTAAATTTATTATATTCGGGTATATCTTCTATAAAAACTAGATCATCAATTTCATATATAAGCTTAAAATTATGCTTAATACTTAAGTCTTTTAAGAATTGTACAAAGCGAAGCTGATGGGGTGTAGCTTGTCTTTGTATGCGAATCGATTTGATATTTCTAAAATAATTAGGGTCAAAACTCATCACTGTACTACCGTGTACGATAAGCTTTTGATGAGCGTTAAGTAAGTGCTCAGGCCATATCATTCTCCAAAACCCGCAGCCGCTATAGTCAGCGTAATAATTTAATGCCCGACTTAAGTCGAGCTCGGGTGGGCGAGGAGCACCTGTATTTAATGCTTGCTGGGGATTTAAAGCGGGAAAAGGCGATGCAAACGGTGATGCAAAAGGCGAGGCGAATGGTGATGCAAATGGTAGTGGTGAAGACATATTATTATTAACTATTATACTCCTTATAATCAACTCGACGGGTTATACCGTTACTCTTTTCTAAGAAAATAATATCACCAGTTGCGGCTTTAATACTTTCTTTCCTATGACTAATTACCATGATACATTCATTAAACTTCTCAACCCGTTCCTTTAGAATACCAATAACTAGCTCAACACCTCTTTCGTCTAAGCTAGAGTCAAACAGTTCATCATATATGCTAAAATTAAACGAAACATCACCTTGTAATCTTCTTATATCCATAAATGTAAACAAGCATGCTAAATCAATATTCTTTCTCTCTGCACCACTAAAGTTAAAGTATGAACAGGGTTTAGCTTTATTATCTACAATTTCTTCTTCAAAATATTCATTAAACGTACAAGAGCAGTTAGCATCCATTTTCTTGAGATAGTAAGCTAATTTACTATTAAACAATTGAAGAATCTTCTTTACAATAAAAGACTTTACGCCTTCTTCTGATACAACAAACTTTACCACATCGAGAACATTAAGCGAATCTTTAATAGTCTCGATATCAGTCTTTACGGTATTAAGTCGGTTATTTTGTTCATTAATAAGAGTATCAAATGTATTCGAATCTTTATCGATATCTTTTAAATCTTGATCAAGCTCTTTTTGCCATTGATTTAACTGCACTAACCTCTCTTCTAAGTTTTTCTTTTGAGAGAGTTTTGCTTTATAGGAACTAATTTCATCTCGTAATTTTTGTATTTTTAATTCAAGTTTACTTTGAGCACCTAACAACTGCTTTTCCTCTTCTTTAAGCTTAGTAATTTTATCATCATGTGCTTCAATCTCATTATTAAGCTTCTTTTTCTCGGTTTTTATATGATTACGATCGACGTCTTCTATTGATCTTAAGCACGTAGGGCAAACATCTTTATCTGTCCCCACTGAAGCTATCTTCTTGTTAATTTGTGAAATTAATGTCGTACTCTCTGATATAATATGTCTTGCATCTTGTAACTTTTTATCAATTTTTTCATTGTTAGCTTGTTGAGTTAATATATCCGTCTTTATTGATTCGACATTGGGTAATTCAAATTTTTCTAACTGCTTAGTAATATCAGCAATCTCTTTTGTATTGCTTGCTCTACGTCCTTCATATTTTTCTTTTTTCTTTTGCCTCTCGAGAGCAGAGTTTTCTTTTTGCTTTTGATAAGTTAATATAGTTTTCTGTATTTCATCATGTTTTACAGTTTCAAGATCAAAAGACTTTTTCTTATCGCTAATATCTGTCTTGAGTATATTTAACATATCACCGAAAACACCGAGGTTGAATATATCCTCGATAAACTTACGCTTCTCTTGTTTCTTTTTTGCCATAAACGGGATCGTATTGTTTATGGTCATAATAACGCAATTTTGAAATATTTCGGGTGTACAGTTAAACTTATTCATTATAAATGCATTGGTATTCGAAATACTATCGCGAGTCTTATCTTCCCCATTTACATAGATAAAACATTTCGATGGTTCTATAGTTCTTATAATCTGTATTTCATCTTTTTTATCTAAATTGCTAACAGTAGCATCTAAGATAATCTCACAACTCTTACGATTAACATTATTAATAATATTTTCTTTCTTTAAATCTCTTAATGTTTCACCGAACACTGCAAATTAAACAGCATCTGCAATAGTATATTTAACAACGCCATTACGTCGATCTTCTTTATCTTTATTAATACCTGTAATAATATGAAGCCCGCGTTTAAAGTCTACAACTACAGGGGAATTACCTACGGAGAGAAAATTCTTAATACTAATCTTATTAAAAATAATATTTCTCATGTACTCTGTGCCCTTTTGTAAAGGTCGAGACAATAGCGAGATATATCAGACTTTTTATCAACATCGAGTAAAGTAACAAATTCTTCGATAGCTTTACCCATATCTACGCCCGATAAATCGTATGCTTGTTCTTCATTAACTGTTATACTGTCGTTATAAAGTGAATAATCAACCGAGAGATTAAACGGCTTGTATGCAGATATCTTTTGTAAAAGAATATCAATATTATCACTTGTTACTTTTTTGTCAATAACTAGCTTAATAATATTGTTATTAACAGTATCTTTTACTTCAGTAGCGCTCAAAGATTTTAATGCAGCTAGATCGGTAATAGAAAGTTTTTTATGCTTAGGAGAAAGCGTATTTTCAAAAAACGTATAAGACAAATCATTAAAGTCTAAAATATAATAGCCTTTGGTTGAACCGGTATCTCCGAAATCCATTTCAAACGGGTTACCTACATATAGAATTGTCTTGTTATCGTACTTCCGCTCATCTCTTAAATGAAAATGACCGGTCATAATAAGATTTGCTTTAGCGAGAAGATCCTTTGATTTAACTCCGTGATCGCAGGCTTTATGACTGTTCATTTTAAATGTCTCAATCTCTAAGTGACCGAAAACAACATCTGACTTATCTACTTTTGTTATGTCTGCACCCCAGGGTAAAAACGTACATTCTTTACCAAATATTGTATAGGTTACTGGCTCACTAATAACTAAAATATTCTCCCAGCCAGCTAATATAGAAAGAGAATTAATATCTGATCTATCTTTATAGAAAGCGTCGTGGTTGCCAACTAGTATAACAATATTAAACTCAGACCATAAATTTAAGATCTGATTGACAACATGAATTGTATTAACTGCTATTTCATCACGGTAATGATAAAGATCGCCTAGTATAAAGATATCTTTAATATTCTTTTTATTAAGCTCTTCTTTAAGCCATTTAGCCCAATTAAGAGCAGTTTCATGCCAGAAAATACTATTTTGATGTACGCCAATGTGTAAATCAGCTATACAACAGACTTTATTTGACCTGGTGTTAAGTTCTTTTTTAAATTTCACTGACTTGAATTATAGTTATCGTCATTCGGCTCTACGTAGATATGTGCACCGCTATTTTCACCTGAATCAAGCATAAGCTCGGTATAAACTTTATCGCGATATTCATTTAATACTGCGTGATGTTTATTCTCTTTTTTAATACGATTAATAAATGCATGAAATGCAATAGTTGTAAAATAAGAGAATGGGCTAAATCCGGTATCAAGTTTAAACTTTTTATTACGTAGTGCAGAAAACATCTTTACAATAGCATCACCAATCATTTCATCTTTGTAAGAATAGTTAATAAAATTAGGAGCGTAAGATAAGCCATTAGCAATTTTAGTAAGACTCTCGCCAAGCTTTTCACTTATATAGCCAGTTTTGTAGTAACATCTTATTTCGTCTTCAAACTCTTTACTGTTAACATAATGAACCTTGTCTTTTGCTTTCTTCTTCTTAACATCAGGTGTAGGTTCAGGCGTGACTTTAATAGTACCGGTAGCTAAGATCTTTTTTAGCTCCGGATCGTTTTCGATAGGTTCTTTCGTGCTGTTATCTACATCGTCTACCTTAAGTTTATTATTCTTAAGCTTCGACGACTTTTTTAATTGAGTATTGGATTTTTTCTTTTTCATAAAGGGTTATACGTTTATCTAAATGTGCGGAACTGTATTTAAATTCATCAGCGATGTCGAATATTATAAGCTTATCCTTATCCTTATGCAAGCTAAGGCCTCTACCAATTGATTGAACTATTTTTATCTTAGCTTTTCCGCCGCATGCAAAAATAATGTAATGTAAATTTTTAATATTAATTCCGGTAGAAAATATCTTAGAAATAGCTACAACAACTACGTCAGTTCTATTCTCCATTAAAGCTCTTATTTGTTCTCTTTCAGTCACTTCTACCTCACCGCGTATAAAATATACTTGATTATTTGGGCAAAGCTCTTTTATAGTACGATATAAAGCATCACCATGTTCAATAAAATCTACTAATACTAGAGCATTGTTATTTAGCTTACAAGATAATTTACCTATAACAGAATTTCGAAAAGAATTACGAATTAAAAATCGCTGCTCTTCTCTATATAGATTAACGGAAGAAATAACCACGTCTTTAAATGGGTCTTCTTTATAGTATAATTTTAAAATTTGTACTTGTGCATTACTTACGTAGTTTTCTAATCTTAATTCATGACTATGCTTTTCATAAATTATTGGTCCGATCTTACCGATAATATTCCACTGATCCATTAAATTCTCTGGCATCGTTCCAGTAAACCCAAAACGAATAGGTGTTTTAATATTTTTAATTATCTTGTTAACTTCATTTCCTTTTCTAATTTTATGCACTTCATCAACAAATAGCGCATCTACATTCTCTATCCATGATAAATCTGTATTTTTACTTTGTAAGATACCTAAGTTAGCCACAGTTACATTAACGTGCTGGGTATTGTCTATAGGAGAATTACCTGTCCATTTGCGTATAGAAAAGGGTACATTATAACTTAAAAAATCTTTTGTAGTCTGCTCTACAAGGCCGAGATCGGGTACTATATATAAGCAGTTAAATTTTGGCCCGTATAATAAAAACAACTTAGTTAAGAGTGAAGCAGCAGTGAGTGTTTTACCCCCTGCGGTAGCGAGAACAATAGTACCTCTACCGATAGCTAAAGCTTTCTTAA